CGGCAGATCTGGGCCCTGTGGGAACACGAGCAGCGGATCTCCGTGGTGACCTTCCTCGGCAACCGTGTTGCCGAGGCCCTGGCCGAGCGCCTGGCCGATGACGTCATCCCGTACGTCAGCCTCATCTCCACCACGGCCGGCCACCTCGCCTCGCGCGTCGCCACCGACCCGGGCGTGCTGCAGGTCATCGACCCCGATCCCCGGCACCGGCTCACCTACGGCTCCAAAGGGCGGCACCTCGCCCCGCACGACGCCGCCCTGATCGGCAGGCTCCTGTGAGCGTCAAGCCCGAGCACACCCCCCGGCCCGGCGTCACCTGGCAGACCCAGATCACCACGGCCGAACGCATCGTCCCCGACGAGTTCGACGCCGAGAGCACACCCCAGCCCAACCGCACCACCCGACGCGCACAGAAACGAGCGGCTCGCAAGAACCGCCGCTGATCGGAGACCCCATGCCCGAACACACCCGCACGACCATCCAGCTGCACCCCGACACCGTCGACCACCGCGCCGTCATCGACTACTGCGACGAGATACGCACCGTTCCGGTCGTCGGCTGGGCCGTCGTGCTGACCGTCCCCAACGACGGCACGCTGCCCCAGCTGACGGTCGAACCGGTCGTTGACGACGACGACTTCGGCCCCATCGCGATCGGAGACCTGATCGAGGAGGGCGGCGCGGCCGAGCTGGTGGAGATCCAGTGAGCACGATCGAGGAGGAGGTGATCTCCTACATCGCCAGCACGGGCGACCTCGCGGCCGTCACCGAGGCCGGCATCACTCCCGAGCACTTCCTTGACGGCGACAATCGCTCGGTCTTCAAGAACATCCTCTCCTTCAAGGCCGATTTCGGTGAGGCTCCGACCGCCGAGGTCATTCTCCGCGATCACCCCAACTACCGTTTCACTCAGGACAGTTCAGGCCCCGTCGAGTACCTGGTCCGGGAGCTGCATGACGAGCGGCTGCGCTTGCTCGTCGAACTCGGGCTCGGGGCGGCCGTGGACGCCCTGGAGGAGGGCGGTGTCCGCGCTGCCCTTGATGTCCTGCGTGTCATGCAGACCCAGGCCGTCCTCGCCGCCCCGGCCGCGCGTGAGATCGACTACGCCCGCACCGGTGCTCAGCGCCTGGAGATCTACCGCAGCGCCCGGGACAACCCCGGCGCGATCCTCGGGATACCGAGCGGATTCCGGTGGCTGGACAAGGTGACTCTCGGCCTGCAACGGCAGCAGATGATCGTGCTGACCGGCCTGGCCAAGTCCTCGAAGACAACGGTGATGCTGGGCATGGTTCGCGCCGCCTGGGAGCACGGCGCCAAACCGCTCGTCCTCAGCTTCGAGATGCCGTACTTGGAGATCGCCCGCCGGATCGACGGATTCATGATCCCCATCAACCCCAAGCAGCTGCAGACCGGCGAGGTGTCCGACGTCGAATGGCGCCGGGTCGAACGGGCCCTTCTCCAAGAGCACCGGGACACCTCGCTGATCTTCACCGAGGACCGCGCTGGAGCCATGACCATCTCCGGCATCCAGGCCAAGATCGACAGCATTCAGCCGGACATCGTCTTCGTTGACGGCGCCTACTTCCTGACCGACGAGGTCACCCGCGAGACGCAGACCCCGCTCGCCCTGACCAATATCTCCCGGGGGCTGAAGCGCCTCGCGCTCACCAACGACCTCCCCTTGGTGGTCACCACCCAGAGCCTGCCACACAAGTTGGGGCGTAACGGGCTCGGCCCGCAGTCCCTCGGGTACACCTCGGCGTGGATCCAGGACGCTGACGCGGTGATCGGCATGGAGGCCACCGAGGAGGAGGACGCGTCCGAGTACCGGATGAAGCTCCTGCTCTCCCGCAACGCCCCGCCGCAGGAGCAGCTGATCTCGATCTTCTGGGATCCGCCCCGGTTCGAGGAGGCCCCCGAGGAGGTCATGCGTGACCTCCCTTACTGACACCCCACCCCCGGACGGCCAGTCGAAAGTTTGCCGGATCTGCCGCGAAGCCAAACCGCTGTCAGCGTTCTACCGAAAGCTCCGTGAGCCCGACGGCTTGGAGACTCGATGCGCGGAGTGCGTCGCGGCCTACATGCGCGACTACTGGGCCAAGAACCCAGAAAAGCGCAAGGGGCTGGAGCGTAACTACGAGCCCAGGAGACGTGAGCTTTACGCGGAAAACCAGGACTCGCGCAGAGCGCGAGGCAGAGAAAGGTACTGGGCGGACGTCGAGAAGTCCCGGGCGGACGCGCGCCGCCGATACCACGCTCGGCGCAACCGGGAGGCTGGCCGTGAATAGCGGCGGCTGGGACCTCCTGGCGGCCTACTCCAACCCGGTGCCGGCCGACGTGCCCCAGGCTCTGCAGCGGCTCGGCGTCGAGCCGCTGCGCGAGACCGCCGACGAGGTCAATGCCCGCTGCCCGATGCACCTGGCGCTGACCGGCAAAGCCGACCGCAACCCCTCGTTCTGGGTCAACACCCGCACCGGCCGGTACATCTGCTTCTCGTGCCGGTACAGCGGGGTGTTCGTCCAGCTCGTGGCCGACGTGCTCGACACCGACCGCGAGAGCGCCGTGCGGTGGATCGCCAAGCAGGGCCTCTACCGCCTGCACGCGGATGAGGAGGACCAGGCCCCCGCCAGACCAGACGTCAGCGTTACCGAGGCGTCCCTGGCCCTGTTCAGCCACCCGCCGCCGCAGGCCCTGGCCGAACGGAAACTGACCGCTGACGCGTGCGCGGCGTATGGCGTCCTGTGGGACCCGGCGGCCGAGCACTGGATCATCCCGATCCGCCATCCGGAGACTGGAGTTCTGCTCGGGTGGCAGGAGAAGGGGTACCGCTACTTCCGCAACTACCCGGACGGTGTCGTCAAATCGGCCACCCTCTTCGGCTACCACACGCCCTACGGGGACTTCAGCATCCTCCTGGAGTCCCCGCTGGACGCCGTCCGCCTCGCCTCCCTCGGCATCCCCGGGGCGGTCGCCGCCTACGGCGCCTACGTCTCCGCCGCACAGATGCAGCTGCTACGCCGGCGTAGCGGCGTCCTCGTCCTCGCGCTCGACAACGACGTCACCGGGCTGCGGAGCCGGGATTCGCTCTACCGGACCTGGCGCCCGCGTGGACTCCGCATGAAGTACGCCAACTACCAGGGGATTTCGGCGAAGGACGTCGGTGAGATGACTGACTCCGACGCGCGCCGGGCCATCGAGACGGCGTACCTCCCCATCCGACGCAAAGGACGGATCTGAATGTTCACCGGCTCCCTCTACCCCTACCAAGAGCAGGCCGTCACGGACATCATCACCAGACGGAAGCTCCTCGTCGCCTACTCCATGGGCACCGGCAAGACGGTCCTGACCATCGCCGCCCTGGAGGAACTGCTCGGCATCGGCAACATCAACAACTGCCTCCTCGTCGTCCCCGCCTCGCTGAAGTGGCAGTGGGCGCAGTCGATTTCCAGGTTCACCGACATCGAAAGCCGGACCCTGTCCCTGCGTGGCACCGGGATCACCGTGCCGATCGAGGAGATGTGCATGGTCCTCGACGGCACCGCAGCCGCGCGAGCCCGCCAGTGGGAGTACGTCAACCTGGCCAACCCCGACTACGTGATCATGTCCTACGCCGGGCTCCGCACCGACTGGGAACACCTGCTGGCGCGCAGGTTCGATGCGATCGTTCTCGACGAGGCCACCGCCATCAAGAATTTCGGCGCCCAGGTCACGAAGCTGGCCAAGCGGCTTCAGCCGGGCGTGCGGATCGCCCTCACCGGTACCCCGGTTGAGAACGGCCGTCCCGAGGAGATCTTTTCGATCATGGAGTGGGTTGACCGGGATGTCCTCGGGCGCTGGGACCTTTTCGACAAGAGCTACATCAGCCGCAACGCGTGGGGCGCCGCCACCGCCTATAAGAACCTGAAGCTACTCAACTCGCGCCTCAAGAAGGCGATGATCCGCAGATCCCGGCTCGACCCCGAGGTGGCGCGGTACCTGCCGGAGGTCATGGAGACCACCCGTACCGTGACGCTGGACGCGGCCACACGCCGCTTCTACCGGCTCATCATGGACGACCTCAGCGAGGCCCTGGAGGAAGCGGCCGAGGCCGGCACAGCGATCGACCTCGCTGCCTACTACGCCGGCACCCTCAGCGAGGAGGACAAGCGGGCCCAGGGCAAAGTCATGGCCCGCCTCCTGGCCGCCCGGATGCTCATATGCCACCCCGGCCTGCTGATGGACAGCGCCGAGGCGTACCACGACGCAAATGGCGAAGGGTCAAGGTACATCGCCGAGTTCATCGCTCCTCTCTGGGACTACCCCAACCTCACCGCCACGCCGAAGCTGGACCTGCTGGAGCGCCTGGTCGCCGAGATGCTCGCCGAGGACGGCGTCAAAATCGCGATCTTCACGTCCTACCGTCGGATGCTGCCCTACATCGGCGAGCGCCTGGACCGGTTCGGCCCCCAGGTGCGTTTCCACGGGGAGATGGACTCCACCCAGAAGGCTGCCGCCAAGGCGAAGTTCGCCAGCGATCCCGAGACGCGCCTCTTCGTGTCCACCAACGCAGGCGGGTACGGGCTCGACCTACCCGAGGCCCAATTCCTGATCAACTACGACCTGCCCGACGGCAAGGGCATCCTCGACCAGCGCAACACCCGCCACGTGCGCGCCAGTTCCACGCACTCCCGCGTCTACGTGGTCAACATCGTCGTGGAGGACTCCGTCGAGGAGCGCCAGCAGGCCACCCTCACCCTGCGGGGACGCGTCTCCGAAGCCATCGTGGACGGGCGCGGCGAAGAGAACCTCACCAACGACGTCGAATCTCTCACCAAGCACCTGGGCCGCATTTCCTGACTCACCCCGACGGCCCTATTCGTGATTTTTCCGAATTCATAGGCTTGTCCCACTCGGACATCGAGTATCTCCCGCACCAACTCACTACTCCGAAAGGAGTACACCCATGACTGAAACCGACTCGGACGACAGGGCGGAACTCCCTTTCGACCCGATCCTCCCCTCAGTTCGCAGATGGGCGATGCTCAAGCGCGAGACAGAGAGGATCGGGGCCGAGCGCGACAAGCTCCGCGACACGATCGCACGCGCGGTCATCGAGCGCGGATACCGCGATCACAAAGGCTCCCAGTACCTCGATCTCCCCATGGAGATCGAAGGGCTTACCCGCATCAAGCGCGAGCGTCGCGTCACGGTCACCGCAGATTCCTCCGTAGCCGAGGAGATCACCCGGAGCAAGGGCGAGGAGATATACCGGCGCGCCTTCCCGCCGGTTCCGACCCTCGATACCGAGGAGCTCTACGTCCTCCTCCAGGAAGGCGTCCTCACGGAATCCGACATGGACACCATATTCGTCCAGCGGGAGAGCTTCGCTTTCAAGGGGGTCTCGTGACCCGGCCCGCGTTGGAGCGCTCGCGCCTCTACTGGGAACGCATTCACGCCGTCAAGCGCGCCAGCGACCTGACCTGGAACCAGATGGCCGCCTCCGTCGGCCACGACCCTGCCAGCGGAAAGCCGTGGATAACCGGGGACCGGCTGGCGCGCAGCGCCCGGCGCGGCGGGGACCTCCCGCACCCCGTCGTTGTGCGACTCGCCGCCGCGTTCAGTCTGTCCGCATCCGCCCTCTACACCTTCATTCCCGAGCCCCCGCTCAGCGGCACCAGCGCCGGCTTCACCCTCTTCACTTACTGCGAGCGACGCGATCCCGAGCTCGGCGACGAGATCTTCCGGCTCATCGCCGGTGCATTCCCCGAGGCCGTGCGCCGCATCGTCCCCGATTGGGACGAGGAGGCCGCGTGATCTTCCCTCAGCGCCGCCCCTACGACACCTACCCGGGTACCTCCCGTCCCCTGGATACGCCGACGCCGTACCTCCCCCAGGCCGGCCGCGCCCACTGGGACGAGGACCCGATCTACAAGCGCCAGGGCGGCCATTTCCGCGAATTCTTCGGCATCGGCCACCTGTCCGCCGCGATCCAGCGATCCCCGAAAACCATCTATAAGTGGGAGCGCGCGAGTCTCTTCCCTAGCGCCACCTTCATTTACAACGGCGGTAGCAAGCACGGACAGAGAAGGCTCTACACCCGCATTCAGATCGAAGGCGTCATCCGCATCGCGCAAGAGGAGGGGATCCTCAACGGCAATCGGCGGTACATCGCCAGCACGCTTTTCCCTGCCAGGTGTGCCGAGCTTTTCCGCACTACCCGAAATGTTCTTCCAGAGCCCATCCAGGATTGGAACCTGCATGTCTGAGCAGCGCACGTTCGGCCGCCGTCGTGGCATTCCCTCCGCACCCGCGCAGGAAGCACCCAAGGCTCCGACGGAGTCCGATTCCGGAACCGGCGGATGGGGCAGCATGGACAAGCTCGCCAGCCAGGCGAGCGGGGACCTTTACCTCAAGATCTCGGAAGACCCCACTGTCATCAAGGTCATAGACGCCGACCCCTTTGATAATTACGTCGCGCACTGGGTCGAAGAAATCAAGGAGGGCAGCAAGTCGGTCCGCTGCTGGGGGAACGACGACTGCCCGCTGTGCGGAATCGGCGACAAACCGAAGAAGTTCAGTGCGTGCTTCAACGTCGTCTCGTGCGAAGACCCGGACAACCCGGAGCTGCGGGTCTGGGAGGCGGGAGTCAAGATCGCCCGCCAGCTCAAGGACATCGCGCTCGACGACCGGCGTGGCCCACTCAACCGCGATGACCTGTACTTCACCATCTCCAAGTCCCAGAAGGCGAAAGCAGTTGAGTACCACCTGGAGCGCATCAGGGCGCGGGACCTGGAGGAGGAGACCGGTGTCCGTCCGCTCAGCGCCGACGAGATCGCCGAGTTCACCGCCGACCGGCGCACCGAGCCCGTCAAGGAGCTGCTCGACAGCGGTGAGATGTCCCAGCTCGTGAAGATGCTGCTGGACGACTGAGAGTCCTCCTGCTCCCCTGCCGGCCCGTGACTGCCCCGGGCCGGCAGGGGCCCAACGTCGGCCCGAGGAGGACCTCATGCATCCCCCACAGCTCGTCCTGACCCGGGACGACCTCCACGAGGTCGTCGACTATTTCTCCGCCCGCGACGAGTTCGCCTTCGACGTGGAGACCTCAGGCCGTGACCGTGGCGTCGCGGCCGTCAACAACGTCACCTGGATGTCCCTGGCCACCCACGGTGCCGCAACCGTCATCCCGCTCGGCCACCCCAACGGGTACGAGCTCCTACGCAAAGCCAGCTGGCGGAAGAACAAGGCCACCGGCGAGCGCGAAAACCTACCAGCCCAATTTAGTGACCCACCAACGCAGTTGAGGCCAAGCCAGGTCTTCGAAGCGTTGCGGCCGCTCTTCTTCAGCAACCGCACAAAGATCGCCCACAACGCCACCTTCGACCTGCTGTCGATCGCCAAGTACTACGGCGGCTACCCGCCCCCGCCATACGGGGACACCATCGTCGCGGCGTGGCTGCTCAACGAGAACCGACCCCTCGGACTCAAACCTTTGACGAAGGCCCGGTACGGCCTGGACTACGACCACGAGAACGTCGGCAAATGCGTGGAGGCGCACCCGTTCGGGACCGTCGCCAACTACGCGTGGCTGGACGCGAAATCGACCTGGCTCCTGTGGCGCCACATGCGCCCCCAGATCGACGCGGACGGCCTGGCGCCGATCTGGGGCCTGGAGATGGACGTCCTGGACTGCCTGCTCCACACGCAGGCCCCCGGAACGCCGGTCGACATCGCCGCACTGAATTCCCTTCGCGACGATCTGCGCCGTGAACTGGTGGGCCGTGAAGCAGGTGTCTACCGCGCAGCCGGCAAGGTCTTCAACCTCGGCAGCACGCCGCAGAAGCAGGCGTTGCTGTACGGTCCGCCGCCGGAAGGTCAGGGGCTGCAGCCGAGGAGGTTCACCAAGACCGGCGCGCCGTCCACTGATGCGGATGCGCTCGGTTTCCACAAAGGCAATCCGCTGGTGGATGAGATCCTCGGCTATCAGGAGCTCGCGACGATCCTCCACACCTATGTGGAGGGCTACCTGGGCGACAACGAGGGGCGCCCCAGCCAGGTCTTCGACGGGCGGATCTACCCTTCCTTCGCCCAATACGGCACCGTCACAGGCAGATTCTCGTGCAGATCGCCGAATGTACAGAACTGGCCCAGGCCGGACACCGTGTGGGGCAAACGGATCCGCGACCTGGTCGAGCCGTCGCCCGGGTCCCGGCTGCTGGTCGCGGACTACGCGCAGATCGAGCTGCGGATCCTCGCCCACTTCGCCGGGCCCGGACGGCTCTGGCAGGGGTTCTGGGACGGGATGGACGCCCATGTGGCCACCGCCGCAGCGGTGTTCGGAGTCCCGCCCGAAGAGGTCACCAAGGCTATGCGGCAAGTGGCCAAGGGCCTCGCGTTTGCGATCATCTATGGGGCAGGTCCGGGCAAGTTGGCCGACATGGCGGGGATCTCTGTCGCCAAGGCGCGAGGGTTCATGCGGACCCACGAGCGCGAGTTCCCTGAGGTCTACCGGTACAAGGACGAGATCCTGCGTACCGTGCGCGGCCGACGTCCGCAGCCCTACCTGCACACCCTGCTCAAGCGCCGGCGGCGCCTGCCCGACCTCCTCTCCCCGGTCGCCGCTCTCCGCTCCCGGGCAGAGCGACAGGTCGTCAACTCACACATCCAGGGCACCAACGCGGACATGACGAAGCTCGCGATGGTCAGGTTCAACAAGACGCGGCTCCCCGGAATGCAGCTGCTGCTGACCGTGCACGACGAACTCGCGGTCCTGTGCCCCACCGAAATCGCCGAAGAGGGCGCGAAGGTGCTTCACGAGGCCATGGCAGGCGAAGACATGCAGCTCCTCGGAGTACCGGTTCTCACCGAAGTCAAGATCTGCGAACGATGGTCGGAGGCAAAATAGTGACTAGCCAGGATCCGTATCCTGACGACATGGACGCCGAATTCCCTAGCGCGGCCTACGCCATGGCGTTCCGGGGCATGCTCCGCGATGTCGTCGCCTGTCATGAGTTCGCCACCGTCTGCCAGCACCTCGACATCGTCCCGCCGAGCGAGGACGTAGACGCGTACGAGCACTGGGACTCGCACGCGCGGGTCGACGCCGTCCGCCCCGTCCTCAGCGAGATCATGGCGACGTCGGATCTCGCGGCCGACGTGGTACACGCGATCTCCACCGGCTCCCGGACCGACGAAGGTCAGCTCCCCGACATCACCGCCCTCGCCCGCGCCTGCGTCACCGGCACCATCATCCGCCTGGTCGCACAAGGAACGCTCCAGGTCACGCCATGACCACCCGACCGAATGTGGAGATCCGATGAGCAACTTCTGGGCCGACAGGCTCGCCGGCCGCCCCGCAGCCTCAGCCTCGCCCACCCCCGCCCAGATCAGCCCCTGGCGGGTGCAGCCGACCTATGCGCCGGCGCCAGAGCCCGCCCCAGGTCCGGCACCGGTGCCACGCGAGGCGCCCAGGCAGGTTGCCGCCGCAGCCCCCGGGCCGATGCGCGCAGATGTTCAGTGCCCGAACTGCGGTGGCGCGAACTACGGGAAGCCGACGCCCAACACGGCGGCTCGCTGCATGGACTGCAACTACCCGATTCTGCATTCCACGTCGGGCGCCGTCATTCCGAACCGGCACAACACTCCGGCTAGGTCTTCACTCAGGCAGGCGCAAGGATCCGGGAGTGTCACGGAAATCATCGGGTACATTTAAAAGACCACTCCAGCGGCCTATACTTTCATATTTTTGTGATTCATAGAGTTGTGCCCCTCGGATCGAGAGAGGGGCACAACTCGTGCTGAGCGACGACGCGCGCGCACTTATGGCGAGAATCAATAAGAAGTGCGGCGACGGGACTCTTGTCGTCGCCTCTCAGATTCCCCCGCTTCCCCGTTTCACATCCGGCTCCTTGAGCCTGGATGTAATGCTCGGAGGGGGGTGGCCTGGCAACCAGTGGTCCGAGATCATCGGAACCGAGTCGAGCGGCAAGACGACCATTGCACACAAGACGATAGCCGCCAACCAGACGGCCGACCCCGAGTTCACGACGCTCTGGATCGCGGCCGAGGGCTACGACCAGGAGTGGGCGGAAGAGCTCGGGGTCGACACGAGCCGCGTTCTCGTCCATTCGACGAACAGCATGGAAGAGGCGTACACAGCCATGCTGGATGCCGCCGAATCCAGGGCCGTCGATGCGATCGTTCTGGACTCCTATCCCGCGCTGATCGCCAATGACGAGAACGCTAAGGAAATGGACGAGCACACCATCAGTGCCGGCGCCCGCGTGACGGGGAAGTTCTTTCGCAAGTCCGGTGCCGTCACGAAGCGGAGCCTGGCGGCGGAGGAGCGACCGCTTCTCGGAATCGTCATCAACCAGTGGCGGGACAAGATCGGCGGATTCTCGCCCAATGGGATCACACCCAAGACGAGCCCTGGCGGAAACGCCAAGAACTACGCCTACTACGTGCGGCTGGAAGTCGCCCGGACGGAATGGATCGACGAAAAGCGTCCAGGCAAGGGAATCGCCCGATGCGGGCAGGTTATCAAGCTGAAGACCATCAAGAATAAGGCCGCAGCTCCTCAGCAGGTCGCCTCGATCCGATTCTTCTTCGCCGACTCGCCCTCTGGGTTCAAGAAGGGCGCCTACGACAGCGCGGCCGAGACCGTGGCCATGGGCGTCCTATACGGCGTGATCACCAAAGCCGGCTCCTGGTACTCCTTCGGCGAGCAGCGGTGGCACGGTGAGGCTTCGATGGCGGAGACCATCACCGAGGACACCGACCTGCGCGCCCAGATCGACGTCGAAGTCCACGCCGCCATCGCCAAGGCCGCCGCCTGATGGACGAGCGGATCCGCGCCTCACGGCGCCAGGAGACCAACCTCGCGCGGGCCGTCGGAGGGCGACGCACGAGCGGCTCAGGAAACGGGTGGGCCGTCAAAAACGACGTGCGGAACGAGAAATGGTCCATCGAGTGCAAGACCACCTCGAAGCAGTCGTACTCGCTGACGCACAAGGCGCTCGTCGCGGCCGAGAAGAACGCGCTCCTGGACTTTCGGACCATGGCTTTCGCCGTCGAGATGTGCGGCCGGACCTGGGTCGTCCTGTCCTACGAAACCTTCGCCTCCCTCATCGAGGAGCACTGACATGGCGGTCCGCGCCCAAGTCGTCACACCGGACTGGTCGGAGAAGCACCCCCGGGGACCGGCCAAGTGCCGAGGGGTGCCCCCCGAACTCTTCTTCCGTGATGAGCCAGCCGCCCTCGCCATCTGCAACGGCACCTCGGACGGCTACGTCTGCCCCCGCCGGCTCGAATGCCTGCGGAACTCGATGCACAACCGGGAGGCGTACGGGATCTGGGGCGGCATGCGCCCCGCCGACCGCCTTCTCATGCGACTGAAGCACCCGGGTGCACCCGAGAGGTGGACCTGGCAATCGGAACAGCTGGCAGCAGACGAAGATGATCAGGGGGAGGATCCGTGGCGCGAGGCAGCGTGAAGCCGGGACCGGGACTGGCCGCATACCTGGAGGCCGCCAAGTCCACCGAAGTCATCTACGGGGACATCCAGAAGCACGTCCTGCGAAAGGCGGCGCTCCCCGACGGGCGGCGCCAGGATGTTCTCCACCCGTCCGAGATGGTCAAGAGCGACTGGTGTCACCGGGCCGCCTACTACAAACTCACCGACCCCAAGCCCAAGCCCCCCACCACGTTCGTGCGCGAGAACATCTTCCGGGAGGGCCACAGCACTCACGCGAAGTGGCAGAAGTGGCTCCAGGAGATGGGCAGGCTGGCGGGCGACTGGCATTGCCGCGCCTGCGGTCAGGAGTTCTGGGACGACGAGACGCCCCAGCAGTGCCAGCTGTGCTCCGCGCCCGCGCGCGCCATCGACTACGCCGAAGTCGAGCTCAACGCGCCGGCATTGACGATCGGCGGGAGCACCGATGGTTTCTGCCCCGAGGACGGCTCCCTGATCGAGATCAAGACTCTCGGGATCGGCAGCCTCAGGTTCGAGGATCCGAAGTTCCTAGCCAAGTTCGAGCTGGAGGTGGGCGCCCGGGGCACCGTCTACGACCTGGCCCGCCTCTGGCGCGACTTCCGCCGCCCGCTCCCCCAGGCCCTGCGCCAGGGCCAGCTCTACCTCTACCTCGCCCGGCACTTCGAGGATCTGCACGTCGACCGCATCACTTACATCTACGAATTCAAGCCGACCCAGGAGAGCAAGGCGTTCACCGTCCTGTACGACGAGAAGATCAGCGAGGGTGTCATCGAGGGCGCCCAGATCGTCACCGACGCACTCGAAGCAGAGCGCCCGCCCCGCTGCAACATCGACCCCGTCAGCGGCTGCAAGAACTGCCGCAGCTGGGAGACGGCGTGAGCACCTGGGAGACACTCAGCGCATGGGGTTTCACTCCGGAAGCCCGCCCGGTCGACCAGATCCCGGACATCCCCGAGGACATCACGGACCTGACGGACCACCGGCTGATGGAGCTCTTCGGCCAGTACACCGCCTGGACCGCCTACGCGGCCCACCGCAAAGCCGGTGCCGAACGAGCTCAGCGCAGTGCCGAGCAACATCTGAGGTACGTCACGGCGCTGGCGTCCACACGCGCCGTCGGGGAGAGGACCGTGGCCGGCCGGAAGGCCGCTGCGCTTGCCGACCCTGAGGTCCAGGCGGCGGAGACGGAGGTGGCGGACGCAGCCGATATGGCCGAGGCTATGGCGATCGTCTACGAGAACACCCGGCTCAAGACGCAGCTCATCTCCCGCGAGCTCTCCCGCCGCATCGCCCAGGAGCCGCACGAGAACCGCAGCGCGAAGTGGGGGGTCTGATGGAGTGCTACGTCGGCATCGACCAGTCGTACAGCGCCTACGCGATCGTGTACTGGACCGGCGCCCCCGGTGTGGCCCATCAGGAGATCCTGCAGGACTTCTCCCCCGCCCGTGCCGACAAGGGGGCCCGCCGGCTGCGATTCATCCACAAGGCCCTGCTCGCCACCTTCGCGGAGCTGGCGGAGACCTACGACGTGCGCCGCGTCGTCATGGAGGGCTACGCGCCCGGATCCAAGTTCAACCGGGAGACCCTCGGCGAGCTCGGAGCAGTCACCAAGCTCGCCGTGACCGAGGTCTTCGGTTTCGACGGGCGCCTGCAGATCGCCGCCCCGACGGCCGTGAAGAAGTTCGTCACCGGGGCCGGGACCGCCAGTAAGGACGTCATGCTGCTCTCGGTCTACAAGAAGTGGGGGGTGGAATTCGCGTCTCACGACCTCGCGGATGCCTACGGCCTCATGCGAATCGGGCACGCACTGGAGAACGGGGCGCAGCTGTCCTACGAGCAGGAAGTTCTGGCCGCCGTAAGGAAGGGCAAGAATACCGCCCTGTAAATCACGAGATCGTACGCTCTGTGCACATCATCACAGGGAGCGTACTCGTGGAGAATCAGGAATCAGAGAAGGTTTTCCGGGTGAAGTCGACGACGACTCCCCCTGAGCTCGGGAGCGCCATCGCCCACGCCATCAACAGCGGCCACCAGGTCGTGCTGCGGTGCGTGGGCGCCGGCGCAGTCAACCAGGCCGTCAAGGCGGTTCCGATCGCACAGAGCTTCGTCTCGTCGTACGGAACCGATCTCATCCAGCGGATCTCGTTCTTCCATGGCTACACGCGCGAGGGCGACAAGAGCAGCGAGCTCATGGGGATTTCCATCCGCGTCCTGGCGAATAACTAGCACCGTAAATCCCCGCCTACACTGCTCCCGGGCTCGCTCATTCCTCTACTTGGACTCGTATCGGATTGACAACACGGCACGAGTCCTACAGGGCAAGTAGAGGAGTGAGCGTGACCAATCATTGGACTCCCTCGAACAGGGGTAAGAGCGATCCGCTGCGCGCCGTCCCCGGCACGGGTTCAGGTGCCGGTCAGGAGACCAGCCACGCCCAGGTCGTGCGGCCGGAGCTGGGCAAGAGCGCACCCCGCAAGCGCTCCGGCGGCGCCGACCCTGCCATCAAGGACCAGGCGCACCGCCACCAGGTACCGCTCGGCTCCGACCGGTACGGTCCGGCCGGCCGCGTCCAGGTACGGCGTGCCTACGCCGACCCGGCCAGTGGCGGCAAGAGCCTGCGGCGCATGCCGTCCGCGTTCGGCCCCCAGGACCAGTTCCGGGGCGGCGTCACGGACGGGCACGGCTGATGGCCGGCGGCAACGCGAACGTCTCCTACAACCCGCCCTACCAGGTGCCGGTGGCCGGGGCGGTGACGCGGTCGGGCGGTGGTGGCGGTCTGCTCCTTACCGGGGCCCGGGACATCCTGGATGCCCGGCGACTCATGGAGACCGGTCATGTTCCCTCGGCCGCCTACCCGGACGGGTACCTGGGCACGATCGGCGCCGGCTCCCGGCGCGAGGACCGGCTCCTGAACTCGGTTGCGAACCGCGCCACGCAGCGCAGCTACCAGCGGGGCGTCCACAAGGGCGAGCGGATCGACCCGGCGGACTACTACTGGACACCCGAGGTAAACCCGGCCGCTGCGCTCATCGCCCAGGCTGAGGGCCGTAAGTGGACGCAGAAGGGTTCGATGATCGGTGCTCCGCTGGTGAATGACGGCAAGTCGCAGACGTTGGTGGCGACGCAGGCTCGGTTCGCCGATGCCCAGCGTGTCTACACCCAGGAGAGCACCCCTCCGTTCACCGGTTACAACGAGCAGCGGCGGGCTCAGCTCATGCGGTTCAAGCCGAGTTGGACGTGAGATGGACGAGCAGAACTCCGTGTACGCGCCCAGGCCCTGGTCGACCAGCCAGGAGCAGCAGGTCACCAACTACCTCAAGGACTGGGTCGAGATGCCGACGGACGCGGTCCGGAGGATTGCGCCGCCGATCCCGAACATCGGCCGAACCCCGCCGCGTTTCGGCTACCGGCAGCACGTGCTCGGGATCCAGGACATCGCCCGGCTGGACGAGGTCTACCCGGGCTCGCGCGTGGACTACAGCCAACGCCAGTCGGGCTATTCCGCAACCAGCACCCCGGCTCTGGGAGGTTTCTGATGCCGAAGAAGACGCGGGCGACGGACCGTCGCGGCCACGGGGTCGGCGACAACGTGGGCACGGCGATCTCCGCGAAGCCGAACCTGCAGGACCGGCGCAAGGCCGGCGCATACGGGCCTCCGACGCCGACTGCAGGGGGTGCCGGCTCTGAGTTCGCGGCCGGGGTCGCTGCGGGCCGGCCTCAGGGGGCCGGAGCGACGCTTGGGCAGGCCAAGTCACGCGCGATGAGCGCGCCTCGAAAGATCGGAGTCAGCGGTGGCTGAAAAGAAGAAGGACGCGAAGCGCACGGCCAAGGGCAAGCCGCTGTGGGCCGACAAGAAGGACGACAAGGCGAAGCCGGACAAGAAGGGCGGCAAGCGGTGACCTACGCCCCGCAGAGATCACTTCGCGACAACCTCAACGCCGGCCTCACCGACGGCAGTTGGCGCAAGGGCGTCACCGGTCGCGGCGGCGTGGTCGAGCCGACCACCCCCCGCATCCGCGACCAGCTCGCGGACACCTGGTACGGCGTCCACGAGGCGCCAGTGAAGATCGACCCGTTCGGCCGCCCGGTCACCACCCCGGACACGCACACCGGCGGTCCGGTGACGTACCCCGGAGGGTGATCATGCTGCATCCGTTCAGGACCGATGAGGCCAGGGAGAACATCATCGGCCTGGGCCTGGCCGTCACGGCACTCGGCAACTCGCTCTATGAGCAGTCGCGGCCGGGGTTCGGATTCTCCGGTTCAGAGGCCGACGTCCTGCTCTCCGCCTGGATCGTCCTCGGCTACGTCGCCGCCGTCCTGGCGCTGACGTCCGTGCTCTCCCACCGCAACCCGGCCGGCTACCGCACGGTCGGCTGCTATTTCGTCACCTACGCGGGCCTTTCGGCCTTCGCGGGTGGCGCGCCCATGTTGGCGAGCCTCGGGAGCAGCATGCTCTACCTGGGCGCGGCGTTCATCGGGTTCGGGGCGTGGTTCGTCTCCCGGGAGCGGGAGTGAATGGCCTGTCGCTCGGTCCCGATGTGGTGTCCCTCCTGGTCGGCGCTCTCAGTGTGGTGATCACCCGACTGCTGGATACCTACTTGCCGGGCAAGGCGGAGCCCGCATGCCCGCCCGGGAAGTGCTGGGTGCTCCTCAACTCCACGCTCCCGTCGCCACATTCCCCCACCGATCCGCCGACGCCGGAGGAACCGAAGTGACGAACTGGAACCTTGAGACCAACGAGGACCTGACCTCCGAGCCGGGGACGGCCGCCGGGCTTACCACCGCACCCCCGCTCACCCCGGCCCAGCGCATCGCCGCGAGGCCCGCGAACTACGGCAAGCCCTTCGTGCCGCCGACGCCGCAGTGGTACACCAACAGTGCCGGCACCCCGATTCCCGGCGGCCAGGTCACGCCTACGACCATCCAGCTGTTCTGGCACTCGAACGTCGGCCAGATCGCGGCCAGCGCCAACAACAAGGGCTCACGCGGTCTCGACGGCATCGGTATCGGCGCCCACAACCTCTACATCAACGGCGCCACGAGCCCGTCTCTGACCATCCGGGGCCCAAAGCTGACCACGGTCCTCACCGGGTACTGGTCGGCGGCGACACCCCCCGTATGGACGCCCTTGGCCCCGAACACCGCCTATACCGTCGTGGTGGAGGCGTGCGACACCACACTGGTCGCCAGCGGCAACAAGTCCGCTGCCCTCTCCGTCACCACGCCGGCAACCAGCACCACCAGCCAGCAGGTCACCCTGCCGCCCGAGCCGGCGGGCGGCGTCGCCCTGGCCGCCCCGCTGCCGGTCCTCACCTCAAATGCCGGAGGGGTGATCCAGCTCAGCTGGGTCCGCTCACCCCACGCCACCAGCTACGAGATCTGGGACAACAACACCGCCGGCACCACCCTCAAGCAGGATCCCGCGAACCTCGGGCTGTACCTCGGAGACACCCGCGTGGTCGCCTCCGTCCCCCAGCCCGCGCTGCCCGCGACCACCGTGACTGCGTCCACCCCCGCCTACACGGTGCCGCGCACGCCGGTTCGTCTCCGGGTCCGCGCGGTGCGCACCGACGGCAACGGAACCGCGTACAGCTCCTGGTCGCCTACGGTCTACGCCACCATCCCGGCCGCCCTGAACGCCCCGGCCACAGCGTCGGCCCCCACCCTCAACGGCACCGTGAGCGCTGGCCTGGTGAAGCTCAACCTCACCGCGCCGACCGTCTCGACGAGCAACGGGGCCCCGGAGTGGTACGCGGTCTACGACGGAACCAAGCGCGTCGCCTACCTCACCGCCCCGCTCGGGGCCGCCCCGCAGGTCACCCTCCAGTACGGCCTCAGCCAGGCGTACTCGTTCACCGTCGTCTGCGGCAACTCCCAGGGCGTGGCCCCCGCGAGCGCCGCCCTGACCGGCACTACGCCGGCCACCTGACAGACGCGACCGCTTACGGTTATCCAATGAAATTCCGCCGAACCTACGGTGGCTGACGCTCCATAAGCACTGAGAATGCAGAGGCAGCGTTGGCCACCATTCGGATCCTGATATGCCAGGATTGCCAGACCACTGAGACGCTCCCCCCGTACGAGGGCGACCCGCGTAACGACACGGCCCTGGAGTACGCCACCTCCAAGCACGCGTACCCCAATGGCGACCGGCATTTCGGCCGCCTTTACGGTCCCGTCGAAGCCGGCGTGTGGGACAACCGCGAAGCCCGGGAAGAGATCCTCAAGCAGCTCTGGCAGCGCGAGGGCCACACCGGCATGGAGCCGTGGGTCTACCAGGCAGTCGACACGCTCAAGGCGGACGCCATGCAGTGCTGGCGCTCCCGCCAGCGCCCGGAGACCTGCTCCGATTTCCACTCCTCGAAGAAGTTGCTCGTCCCGCCAACCGCGCGCGACCGCAAGAGCGAGGGCCTGGCCAAGTGGGACAGGGCCAATCCCGGGGCCCAGCGTTACCTGTGCGACTACTGCCCGATCCGGTCGGTCGCCGAGCAGCAGGTCCGCCGGCAGCAGGGCCTGTACAAGTGAGTGGCCGACACGGCGTCCCCAGGCGGCCGGCGCGACCCGCGCCGACGCCCTCGCGCGGCCATGGCTGGCAGGCCCGCTTCTTCGCGAAGATCGACAAGGGCAGCGAGTTCGACGCGTGCTGGCTGTGGCGGGGCGCGATCGACCAGGACGGGTACGGAAAGTTCCGGCTGCCCGACAAGGCCGTTGTGGGTGCCCACATCATCTCGTGGGAGCTCGCCACCGGTAACGCGGTACCCCCGGGCTGGCACGTCGACCATCTCTGCCGAATTCGGCGCTGCTGCAACCCTGATCATCTTGAGGCCGTGGAGCAGTCCCAGAACACCTTGCGCGGAGAGTCATTCGCCGCCAAGAACGCCGTAAAGACCCACTGCCCACGGGGGCATGAATACACGCCAGAAAATACCCGCTGGCACCATAACTCACGCGAATGCATCACCTGCATTCGCCAGCGCGATCGGGAGCGGCGTCAAGCACGGCGCGACGAAGAGGCGTGGAACCAGACTCGGTCCGATATCCAGAATTGAGTTGGAGTCACAAATGACGCACGAGCACCAGGAAGAGCAACCCAGCACCGTGGAGACGGCCTTCCTCGTCTTCAAGCGCGGCAGCGAGTGGGAAGCAACCCCTCACTATCAGATGCCCCTCGACGTCCAGCGCTCCGCCACCGTCGCCGACATGCACCACGGCGCGTGCGAGGTCGTCTCCGACATCAAGGCCAGCAAGATCGCCGCAATGACGGCCCAGCTCGTCATCCAGCAGCAGATGCAGCTCGCCGCAGCCGCCCGCGAGCACGCCGCCAACGACGCCGTCCGCACCAAGCTCCTGCTCCCCAAGTAAGCGCATCGAGGGCCCCTCCCAACCAGTGCAAGTGGACCGGGAGGGGCCCTCGCGTACACCGTACCCGACCGCTTGGAGACGCTCGTGCTGACGGCCGTCCTGGTCCTCGAAGGCATCGTGCGCGTGGCCGGCAGTGAGGCCCCGCTGGAAACTGGCGTCGCCCTCTACCAGGCCCTCGCCCACAACTCCCGGCTCTACGTCCTCAGCAACGAGTGGACCGAGGACGAGATGGACCTGTGGATGCGCCGTCGCGGCCTCACCGGACACCTCACCTACCTCCACGCCCCGATCCCCGGCCCGGCCGGACGGCTGGACGCCCTGCGCCGCATCCGCAGCTGGCGCATCTCCTTGGTGGTCGAGCCCGACCCCGCCTGCGCCGCAGCCGAGATCGCCGATGGCTGGAGCACTCTCCTCCACACTCACGCCGCCTACTCGCGCCCCGAATGGCGGCCCGACTACCAGGGCTCACCCCGCCCCTGGGACGCGCTCACCGACGAGATCGAACACCAGCAGGCGCTCCGCCTGTCCGACCGCCGCCTCACCGACGAGTAGGAGACCCCGCGTGAGCATGAGCAGGAAGCATTACCGGGAGGCCGCCGAAATCCTCAGGCGCGCGGCCGAGCGTAGCGACCCGGACCACGTCGGCGTCATCCGAGACATCGCCGACTCTATGGCCGGCATGTTCAAGCGTGACAACGGCAACTTCGACCGCCTGCGCTTCATCGCCGCCGTCTTCGAGGACGCCGCATGAAGTTCTACTTCGGGGGCGCCGAAATCCCCAGCCACCGGCAACTCCTCTGCCAGGAAGCGATATCGCACGTCGCCCTGTCCTTCATGGGCCTGCGCCGCCGCACCAGGTTCACCAAGCCCTGGCTCACCACGGAGAACTTCTCCCCCGAGCAGCACGTCCTGGTGGACTCCGGGTGTCACACGCTGAACCGCGAAGGAGTCGAGGTCGACCCCAGCGAGATCGCCGACATCGCGGAGGTCTACGACGAGTTCATCCGCCAGAACCTCAACTCGATCGCCGCGTATACCGAATTCGATGCGCTTGCCATGGGAAAGGAGTGGATCGAAGAGCGTCGATCCGCGCTGGACCCCGAGAAGGCCGTCGTCGTGTGGCACGAGGAATGGGGCATCGACGAGCTCCGCAGGATGGCCGACACCTACCCCTACATCGCGGTGGGGCAGGGCACTGCGGGAGACCGGGACATCGTCCCGCTGCTGCGCTCCCTGAGCCGCGCCGGCCGGCTTCACGGCTACGGCTTCTCCAGCCCGCCGCTCATGCTCGCGGCCAACTGGTACTCCGCTTCCTCCACCACCTGGCTGTCGGCAGCCCAGCACGGCGAGACGTTCGTGTGGACCGGCCACGAGCTCAAGCGCTACCCGAACCGCTACAAGGGCCAGGCCCGCAAGCGCCATCGGACCCTCTTCGAGAGCATCGGGCTGGACGCGGAGCTGATCGAGCAGGACGACCCGACGGAAAACCTCCGGCTCAGCCTGTGGTCGTGGCAGCAGCAGATCGCCCACATTTCGCAGCGCCATGGCGAGGGAGTAGCTGGGAGCCCGAACGGGAGGAAAACGGGAAACAGGGAAAGCGGTACGGGGGTAGTTGAGGTGACGACCTCAGAAGAGGAGACCGAGGGAGCAACTCCCGCGCCCATCCAGAGGGCTAAGAAGACGCTTCCCGGGCTCGAAATGGAAGCATTCACACACCGATACACCGACCCCGAAGACGGGGAGCGGAAGACCCGGACGGAGTACCGCGCAACAGCGGTCGACCTCAACATCCGGGTCTGCGACGGGTGCTTCCTTGCCCGAAAGTGCCCCGAGTATCAGCCCGGGGAATCCTGCGCCTACGAGATCCCGATCAAGGTCAGGACCAAGGAGCAGTACATCGCGCTCCTTGACTCGCTCATCGCCATGCAGGCGGCCCGAGTCTTCAGTATGCGCATGTCAGAGGAAGTGGAAGGCGGCTACGCCGACCCGAACCTCAGCCAGGAGATGGACCGGATGGCCCGCTTCGTGAAACTCAAGGCCGACATCGAGGAGGCCGGCTTCACGTTCAGCATGAAGGTCCAGCAGAAGGGCGAGGCCCAGATCGGCATCATCAGCCGCCTCTTCGGCAAGGAGGCCGGCGGGGCCCCCGCCCTGAGCCCGGCGGGGACCGTATCGGTGGAGGAGGCCCTCGGCCAGCTCGGGGTGGTAGACGCAGAGGTGGTGGAGTGAAGGAGCTACTCTCCCGGGTGCCGCTGGGTCAGTTCCCTCTCTTTGGCGAGACGCCCGAGTGCAACGGCTACCGCGAGCGGAGCGATGCACGCCGCCGCCTCCATGTAGATGGCCGTCTCGGCAGCACGAATCGACCTCAGTACCTGCAGCTGCGCGTCCGTGCACCCCAGAACCGACACCGCGTCAGCGCTGCGCTGCCCTTTCTTGTGGACCTGCAGGAGACGCAGGAAATCCGTACCAAGCCGCTCGAAGATCACGTAGGCGTCGCTTTCGCCCTCCAGCTCTCGCTGCGCCTCGTCGTAGGACTGGCCGAAACTGGCCGACAGGCGTTGCGCGGCGCCAAGATGCGCCAGGGCTTCCTGAAGGTCGGACACTGAGGTTCCTCCACTCGTGGCCAGACGTAGGCCACATAGATCTTCTCAAAACGTCGTCGACCACTCCGGGCCGAACGCTGAACTCACACGTGCTCGCACACGCAGAAGGCCCCGGCCGAAGCCGGGGCCTTCTGCACGGAAGCGGGGAGCAAGGGCACCCCGAAGGTCAGCTCTGATTACTCGTCATCTTCATGCCCATCAGGGTAGTTGCCAGCCGTCAGCCAAAGGTCCTCGGTCGCGCGCGGGGTCGGCTCGGACGTCCCGTCGAAGAGCACCAGCGGATTCGGGCCGTCGAAGCCGACCACATCGCCATACCGCTTCCGTCCGTCTTCCTCCAGCCACAGCACACGGTCGCCCACATAGAAGACGCCCGTGTTCACGCGGTAAGTCGCGAAGAGGCTCACCTTAGTTCCCTCGACTGGACTCAACGCACGCCCTCCTGGCGTCCAGGATCTCGGCCGCATGGTTCAGCTGCCAGTCGTACGACTGACCTCGACTCTCGCGATCAAGCCGCTTGGCCATGTCGCAAGGGCTCTCAGGCGTAGACCAGTTGTGCGTCAGCAGGCTGAGGATGACGAATGCAACCAGGATGCCAGCCGCACTGATGGCGTAGTACCGGCGTCTACTCACTGGGGCTCTTCGGCATCGAGGTTGAAGGGCCCCCCAGCTTCTTGAGTACCCGCCTCTCGATCACGGTGTACGAGCGCACAACCTCATCGTGGACGCCGTCCAACCAAGCTCCGACCGTATCGCGATCGGGCAACTCTTCCCCCCGCGCGGCCGGCCCGACGATGGCACTTGTTTGAGGCGACCAACTGAAGCCCTCAGGGAGCAGCTCGTCGAACCTGCGCACCTGCTCCCGAAAGAGCGCATCGGCGACCTCGCGGCTGTACTTGCACCCGTTGACGAACGCCAGCCAGATTGCCGCCTGAGTGGTCTCGCTGAGGATGTCGCCGTAAACGAACGAACGCGGGGTCTCCAGCTGCCTACTTCTTCGGTACTCCTCCCACCATGTCGGTGGCTCCTTGGTTCCGTTCCGGTACGCCTCCACATCAGCAGTGACCTGTCGCACGAGGTCGCCGTACGGGCCCTGGCCAGGCACCTGCGGACCGTCGGGGTCCTTACCGTCCAAAAACTCGCCCATCACTCTCCGCCGCGCAGCGGAGGCGCCATCCCGATACTGCGCCAGCATCCGGGCGATCTCCGGCGGCGGCCCCTCGCTGCCGTCCACATACGCCGCCGCGTCGGCACGCGCCTGCTCCCAGAGCTGCTCCATCCTGTCGCCGAGGCGATCTCTGAACTCGTCTCCCAGGGCGTTCAGTTGAGCATCGAGATCATCATCGTCCATGCCAGTCATCCTTCATGAAGTGGGTGCTCTGAGCGTAGATCTCGCCCGGCACTCCCGGGGTGAAATCGGCGGGATGCTACCTCGCCAGATACACGACGGCGCCGAGTAGACCGAAGCCAACCGCGTTGAGCGCCAACCAGACTGTGGTGACGACGACTTCGAGTGTCACGAGAAACCTCCTTGAGTGCGGGCATGACAAAGGCCCCCGCTCCGGTGAGGAACGAGGGCCTGGGGAGAGTTGAAAGTCAGCTGTTGGCGACGATGTCCGCGACTTGCTGCCGGGCACCCGGGGCGAGTTGCTCTTGCGTGTCGATGGCCTGGAGAACGGCTTCGGGAGCCATCGTCCTTCGGGCGGCGCTGATGAGCGTCACCAGGTCACCGTGGGCCAATCGATCCGCGCGAGCCCGGTGCGCACCCCACGTCCTGAGCCTGCTGGGGACGAGTTCCGGCCGCGTCTGCGGTGCGTCGTAGGGCGCGTGCGCCACATCCCCCAGGTGCGCGGCGCATACGGGGAGCGGCTCGATAACCTCGATGTCGCAGTCGAGTTGAGTGCACAGGCGGGTAGGCTTCCCGTCGATGACTTGGATCTTCACCGCGCCAACCCAGGCGATAATCCCGTCTTCGTCGTCGTAACCAACGAGCGTGACGCGGCAGTTTTGAGGGTCCTGCTGAAGCCGGGCATCAAGTGCTGCTACCGCGCCGGCCAGCGCGTAGACGGACCGCACGCTGAGCTTGCACGGCTGGCCGTCGAGTTCGAGCACTGGCGTGGCGAGCAAGCTGGCGACGGTAGACATGAGAGACCCCTTCCGGGCGTTGACGTGGATAAGCCACCGCCAAATCAGGCGGTGGCTGACCCCCGCTCACGCGGGGAGATCGGGGCAACCCCGAGCGTACGGCCGTGCCCCTGCAGTTACGCCGCACGGACATGCAACGCCTCCTCTTCGTCGAATCTCTTGGCCCGTTTGTCAGTCGACGAGGTACTCGTCGGGAATTACGTCGTAGCGGCGCTTGGACAAGAGATCGTCGATCACGCGGTTGCCCTCCTCTTTGCTGGCGACTTGCGCGAAGACGTGGGCGTTCATAACCGACCGGACGATGACCCAGCCGTGCTCCGGGTGCTCAAGGAGCCAGTAGGCGTCCGCCCACCCGATCCGCTGTGTCGCCGCCTCCGTGCGGGCGAAGGGGCGGCCGGCCCAGGCGGGGTGCTCGTCGCCGCCGAGGCCGAGGTGGAACCGGAACGGCTGCGGCTCGATCCCCGTAATCGGGAGCTGATGGAAGGGCACGACCTCGTCGGGCATGGTGAATCCTCTCAGGGATAGTTGGGGCTGAGCCTAGGGCTTGAGTCCGACAGTCCGGGCGACTTGCGCCCGATCGAAGCTCGTCAGCAACCCGTCACCGTCGTGGTTGTCGCGCAGGACGTTCAGCGCCGGCGCCTCGATCACTCCGGTGCAAACGTCGCACGGGCAGGTGTGCTTCATACACGGGCACGAGTTCTCTTCGCAGTAGGGGTCGGGTCCGCGACCGTCTTCGGTAGCCGTCGGGTGGACAAGGTGCTCGCGCCGGTAAAAGCCGTGCGGGAGCGGAACCTCCGGGCAGGGCCTGGTCGACGCCTCGGCGCCCTCGGCTGTCGCCCAGGCTCCACGGCACTTGTTGCACCGCCAGCGGCCGGCGCGAACCTGCCCAACGTGCTTCATGCTCTTCCTCCTAGACATGACGAAGGGCCCGGTCGAAGCCGAGCCCTGAAACGACGAAAGTCCCTACCAAACACCGGCGGCATCGGAGATGGCCGGCTTGGCGCTAGGCGGGGCGCGAGCTACGCACCTCGTCAACAGCGCGCTCGTGCTGAGCGAGGGCCTCCTTCTCAGTGCGAGCTTCCTCGCCGTACCGGGGCGCCGAGAAGCGATGACCGCCATCGAACAAGACTCCAGTGGCGAACATCGGTGACACCGGCGAGATAGCGCCCTCCCAGACCGTCCGCACCACGATGTCAGTACCCTCCACCCGGCTCTCAGCGACTCGGCGATACTCGAAATCCGACCAGAGTTCGCCCCAGCGGACCACGTCGATCGGATTGCCAGCTCGGTCGCGATACAGCGGCTCAGACTCGGCCGCCGCGTGGTGGGTACTGTCATGGTTCGTCATAAGCCAAGCCTAGGTGCCGGGCACACTCGCGGTGCAAGCCCTCATCGCACAGCGCGTGGCAAGAATTCGCGCCCCGAAACCAGCGCAACTTCGTATAGTGCCGGCGCACCCTCGGCGTGCCGAAGCCCCCGCCTCACAAGGAAGCGGGGGCCTGCGGATGCGGCTCAGATGAGCCGGTCCGTGAACTCCACGATGATGCGCTGAATCTCCATGTCCGCAGCAATCGCGCCCTCATCCGGCATCCAGTGCAGCTTGCCGTCCCTGGCGTAGTCGCGGGTCATGCCGGCGGCGTAGACGTCGAGCTGTCCGGACTCTTCCAGCAACTCGGCCAGCTCTCCGGCCTGCTTGAGGCTGCTCACTCCTGCCACGGACCAGCGGGTGATTGGGCCATCGTCAACATTGACCCCGCGCAGCGCGCACTCGATGGACGCAACCCGGTCCTGGTGGTCCATCTCCAGCACCGGGTAGTACAGGCGCTGTGGCTGGCCGAGCAGGTCCGAGAGTTGGGTGGGGATGCTGATCTCCATCGTGTGCTCCTTGCTCAGGGTGTGAGGTGAGGTAACCGCGCACAGCGCGGACCAGTGGCCCGCAGTGCGGACCTCATCCCCGAGAATTCGGGGCTAGCCCCCGGCACATCCGGGGAGTAGGCGCCTGGACGACCAGGGGCTGGCGAGCGCGCCACAGCGCCGCCTGCCAGGCAGGATAAGGGGTCGGGGTTGGCAGAGTGATGAAAACGACGACGCCCCACACCGTAGCGGCGCGGGGCGTCGGAGGTCTGGCGGTTCGGATTGTCACTGACTGTTGATGACAAAGTGGGACATCTTAGACACGCTCACCGGCGGGAGGCCGAGCCGGTATCACTCACCGGAGTCGACACCCGCACGCAGCCCCGTGCTGACGGCGAAAATGTCACATGCCCTGGGTGTCCCGCACGGACTGGATGAACTGCTCGACCTGGGCCTCGCGAGACTTCTCCAGCGTTTCCGCTCCGATACGGCCCACCGCCTCCTCGGCACCAAGGGCGCAAGCGAGTACGTCCCACAGTGCCGAGCGATACACATCCTCGGAGTCCGTGGCCTCGGGCTGCTGTAGTCCGGTGTTCCGGTCGCGTCCTTCGATGATGCGCTGGGCGATCTTGGTCAGCAGCGTCGGAGCACCGACGGTGCGCACTTCGACACCCGCCTCGGCTGCCGCCTCGGTCAGCTCCTGGTAACGGCCCGCGCTGCGGGTGAACGTCTCCGGGCCGAAATCCGCGACAAGGACGTCGAACTTGCCGGCCTTGAGGTCTTCGAGAAGCTTTGGGTTTACCTCGCTAGCCGTCTCGCCCTCGTACCCCACGACGATCCGCAGCCCTCGCGCAGCGGCCCACTGCGCACATGCCTCACGCTGAGCCTGCACACTTCCGGCTCGCTCGCGGAGGTACACCGTCGCTCGCTTCTGACTTGTCATCAGTCATCCTCTCTGGAAACGGTGCCAGCAGTCGTACGCTGCTGGCCGACAGGTGGGGCTTCAGCCCGGTGAACTGGTGGAATAAATCGATCACTCGTTCGGCGCTTCACGGCGATTTCCGGACTGAGGAACATCGACTACATGACTCGCGATGACCACCACCGCAGCACAGCTCCCCATCGAGACGAGATCAGCGAGGAGATACCCGAGGCCGATTGCTGGGCCGAGTTCTGGGAAGTCATCGCTGACATACACCATCGGATTTGGCTTGAGCGCCAGAACTAGGCTACGGAAACACCCTTGCTTCGCTTATGAGCGGGAACGATATCAGGCTCCCATAGAGGGACTATGCGCATGGAACTGACTTTCTCGCCACCCCTTGGAGGCGTGACTATGACATACCGGATCACCTTCCTGAGAGCTTTGCGCCGCTCCGCTGGAGTGGCCGAGTCCCAAACTTCTGCCAAGCCGGAAAACTTCTCCTTTGAGGGCGGTTCAACGGAGGCAAGCTGCTGCATTAGACGCTTCAGGTCGGCCTTCTTCTCCCGAACCTCCGTGTCGGCTACAACCATTCTCGCCTTAGCGGTCTCCAGATCGTTAAGGCCGGCTTCGTAGCCCTCATTGATACGCTGTTTACGCTGCAGAAGGGTCTTGATCGAACGCTCCAGTTCGACAATGCGGGTACGACTAACTTCGATTTCCTCTCGCTGGTCAAGTCGGTCCTGTACCGTTTCGACCCCTTGAGCATTTTTTCGAATCCAGTCAAGGACAAGGGCGTCCACACGAGCGGCACGGATATTAACAGTCTTTCCGGACGCATGGTTCTCAGAGTGGGCACATCTAAACGCTCGCACCATCGTCCCGCCCCTCGAATTGCCGCCCGCTGTTCTCATTATCCGAAGACACAGGTTCTCGTTGTCATCGGATTCCCCACAGCGAACCATGCTTGTGCAGGACCATTTTGGCTCTCGCTCCCGAGTGAACGCGTCAGCTTGACGCAGCCTCAGTTCCACATAGCTGTCCCACGTTGCCTGGGAGATGAGCGCATCATGGGCACCGTCGTACCAGATGGGGTAAGAGTCGGGACGGCTGTTGGTCGGCTTCGGTCCCTGACCAACCGACCGCAAATAGCCAGCGGCGAACCCCGAATCCATAACCACACGCCACTGATCAGCCGTCATACGGGATCCCCGCAGCGACGTCACCCCCTCCTCCCATGCGTCACGCGCAATGGCGTAGAGGGTGTCCCCGTCGACGAACCGCCTATACGCCTTTGCTAGCGCTGGCCCTCGGACGGGGTCGTGGACGAGGAGCCCTTCGCACTTGTTCTGGCAGACGTATCTCGCAGGATTTTCCTCAGAGCGCTGGCACCCCGGACAGCGCAGGTAACCGAATCGCGGCTGGCCGCCGTGTGGAAGCCCCTTGTTCAGTCGACGCTGGTGGGTACTCCTCCAGGAGTCCCGGATCTGGTCGAGCTGATACTCCGCCAGTCGCAGGAATTGGTCGCGCATGTAGCGGCCAGCTGCGGTGGACGCATCGATGTCCTGGGTGGCGCTGAGCAGATCTCCGCCGGCTTCCTGAAGTTCCTTGATGTAGAACAAGGAGCCGATGAGGGTTCGACCGAATCGGGAATACTCCCAGACGACGATGGCGTCTGCCTCGCCGGCTCGGATGCGGTCGATAATTTGACTGATCTTCCGCTTGGCGAAGTCTGATCCAGAGAGATCGAGGTCGCGGACGACGTCAACTTCAGCGATCCCCTTTTGAGTCAGGTAGGCCCGACAGATTGCCAGCTGCTGCTCGGGGCTTTTCATGTCCTCCCGAGCTGTGCTGACGCGGATGTAGATGATTGCGCGGAGCTGTTTGGTGCGCTGGTTTCTCACGGTGCGATTCACGGGTTCCCCTAGGCGGCGAGAGCCACGGACCGATGCTTCGTCACCATGGTCTGAGCCCAAAAATGGCTACGGGAGCGGCCATCTGGGGCATCTACTTTTCGTGTGATCCGTGAACAGCGTCATCTGGGTGTCGTCGGTGACCTCGACGGCCCGGTCTGCGGGGAACCCGGCCAGGCCGTGCGGGCCGAAGCGGTCCCGGATGTGATCCAGCCGGAGGAACTCGATGGGCCACCCGAGGGCGTCTCCTACCGCACCGCCGAGCAGCGAACCGCGTACCCGGTCGGCGAACTGTGCGAGGTCAGTCAT